CTTAGGTGGCTCAGACTCACGCGCCGCTCAGATTCTGGCGACGCTCACACAGCAGGGCAATATGCCGCTTTCTCCGGCCTCAAAGTTCATACCCGCTGATCAAGCCATTATGGACTTGATGTATCAAGGCATGTCGCCACAAAACCCGCTGACCGCCACGCCGCTGTACGCCCCCGGCGCGCCGCTTATGCCTATTCCTGGCATTACACCGCCAGCCGGGCCGCGTCAATGGTCATTCCCTGTTGGCGGCAATATCAGCATGATCCCGCGCGGTGAAGAGGAATACAGCTTTGATGATCTCCGCGCCCTTGCCAGAATCTATGATGGTTTCCAGATTTGCGTGCAGGTGTGGCTCGATTACGTCAGCAAACTTGGACTCTCGATTGAACTCCGTCCTGAACTGCAAACCGAAGACCTGGACATGTCGAAATACACAAAAGACATCGCGTTCTATCAGGACTGGTTTTCGTATCCTGACAAGCAGCATGACATCAAATCGTGGCTGCGTCTGGCGGTCAAAGAGCAATTGGAGATTGACGCGCTGGCGATCTACCCGCGCCTTGCGAATAACGGCTCACTCTACGCGCTGGAGATACTCGACGCCGCCACGATCAAGCCGCTCGTCGATGATCGCGGTAGACGGCCTGAGCCGCCGTTTCCGGCCTATGAGCAATATTTGTATGGCGGCATACCCGCGGCGTGGCTATCTACCAATGAATTGATCTACATGATCGAAACCGAGAAGACGAACGGCTTGTATGGCACGTCGCGCGTCGAGAAAGTCCTGATGCGCGCGAACCAGGCGCTGCGCAAGCAATCAAAGGACTTGCTGAAATTCACTGAGGGAAGCGTACCGGCTGGCTTCATCCAGATTCCAAGTGATTCGCCTTGGACACAAGATCAACTGGAAGAATTTGAGATCAACCTGAACGCGCTCATGGCTGGTAACGACATGGCGCGCGCCCGCTTGAAAGTATTGCCAAAAGGCTTTGTTCACGTCGCGACCGATGATCCGATCACCCAGGCGACACAACAAACGCTGATGGATACATTCCTCATGAACGTGACCGCTAGCGCCTTTGGCCTGACAATGGCTGAACTTGGATTTACGGAAAACGTGAACAAGAGTTCAGGTGATAGCCAGGAAAACGTGACGTACCGGCGCACGATGGCCCCGCTTGTCAGCAGGTATGAAGACTTGTTGACGATGGTACTGCGCAAATATTTCAATGAGACGCGCTTTATCGTCAAGTTCAAGGGATTCGAGCAAGCAGAAGATTTCCAGGCCAATGTGGCGGCGTACAACACGCTTGTCCTCTCTGGCATTCAAAGCCCTACACAAGCCGCGCAGGCGCTGCATTTGCCGGTGTATGACGATTTGAATGTCCCGCCGTTCGTGATGACGAAATCGGGCCCGTTTGTGATTTCCGATCTCGCGAATGACGCGCTCCGCGACGCGCAAGTACAGGCGCAATTATCCGGCTTGCAGTCAGCAGGACAGCAGCAACAACCAAGTGGAGATGATGATGAGGAAACTGAGGAAAGTTCAGATGAGAAAACGAGTGGCAAGCCAGCGCAAGGAAAAGGTCCGGCTGGCAAGGGTCAACCCGTGGAAAAAGGCGCTTCTGGCGTACAGAGAATGGCGCAAATGGATTATCGCCGATGGCGCGATCGCGCCGTCGATGATGTCAAACACAACCGACCTATCCGCCCGTTTGCCAGTGACGCTATCCCTGGCGAATCGCACGAGCGTATTACCCGCGCTCTCGGATCATGCCTTACAGCAGAGGATGTCAAAGGGATATTTGCAATTGAACGGGCGGCGCAATCATCCCCGGAAGTCCTAGCGGCGGTTGGCGCGTGGCAACAGGCCGATCCGGCAACCTTGAAACAAGTTGCCGACGATAAGGCAAAGGGCGTCAAGGCGTACATCTGGCATAGCCACCCGAACTGCTGTGATTCGTGCCTGAGCAACGACGGCCAAAAAGTGGAAGTTGGCAAGCCGTTCAACAGCGGCGCGCTCTACACGCCGAATCACGGCAATTGTGTCTGTACGATAGAAGAGGTGCATTGATGGCATTATCCCAAAAAGAGCGCGATCAGATCGACGACAGCGATTTCGCCGGGCCTGATCAATCCTTTCCGATTGACAGTCAAGAGCATCTGGACGCCGCGGCGCATCTCATCGGTCATGCCGCCGATCCGGCTGCGGTGAAGAAAAAAGCGATTGCCATTGCCAAACGCAAGGGCTTTACCTTGCCTAAATCGTGGCAGGATGAGGAGAAACAACGAATGGATGAAGCTACTATTATCCGCGCGGACGGTTCGCATGATCCGTTTAGCGGCTCACACAGCCATGCACACCCGGCGTTCGGCAGCCAGGGCGGTGATGAGAATCACGCCCACGAACACAGCCACGATGGAGACGCTGATCACCACCATACCCACGCGGATCGTGCAGACGAACCGGATATTTTGCGCTCGATGCCTGCTGAATTGCAACTGTACGCGCCGATCATTCGCATTGACCGCGAGAAGCGCGAAGTTGTTGTCAGAGCAACGTCGGAGGCATTAGATACATACGGAACGGTCTTTGACTATGAAGCCAGTAAAGAGGCATTCAGCAAATGGCGTGGCAACATCCGCGAGATGCACGATTCGACCAAAGCCGTAGGGCGCGCTGTGCAATGGATACCGAATGACCAGGAACGCGCTATTGACGTGACCTTGCGGGTCTCACGCGGCGCGGAGGACACCTGGCAGAAGGTTCTCGATGGAACGCTCGCTGGCGCAAGTATCGGCGCAAAAAAGGGTATTTGGGAAAAGCGCGCAATCAATGGAAAAGAAGTGCCTGTGCTGGCGGGATACAATCTCGTTGAACTCAGCCTCGTTGATAATCCTTCCAATCCTGACGCTAACATCATGATCGTGCGCGCTGACGGCGTGGCAACCGAAATTATCGATGATACGCCCGATGAATCTCAACAAAACTCGCAACCAACGGACACCCGCGCTGGCAAGGCGATCAGCGCCGCCACGGCTGGCAAGGCGCATCAATCGATGATACATTCGCTCCAAGCCGCCAAAACCAGCGCGGACATGTGCAATTGCCCGGCCTGTCAGGCGGTAAGCCTCGCGCTCGATCCCGATCAGGACGGCGACATCGATATCGTGCCTGAACTGGACACGGACAGCGACCAGGGCGGCGCTGGCGACGTAGAAGCGTCGCTCAAGCCCACGATTGTACGCATCATTGAACAGGCATTACAACCCACCGTGCAACGCTACGGCGCGATAGCCGCGCTGCTTGCACAAAATAATACAGCACCCGATATCACCCGACGCCTGGATGAAGTCGCAGGCTTGAAATCCGAGTTGACTGAGGTACGCTCCGCACTGGCGAAGGTACAGGAGACAACCGAGAGCTATGCAAACCGCGCTCAGAGCGGCGGCCCCGTGGTGAATACCGGCAATATGCGCGGCGCAGCGCCAGCGCCGATGCAGCCGCAGCAACTGGCTGCGCAGTACGCCCCGTTTGTGGAATTGCTCATCAAACAGGGCATTATTCAAGACCACAACGCTCAAATAGAAGCGAATCTTCTTGTGCAGAAGATCGCTAATGGAGGTTAATTACATGGCAGTATCCGCCACAGATTTCGAAAAGCGCGTCGCTGAACTCGAAAAGGCGATGGCCGCAAAGTCCGGCCAGCCTGACGCGATCATGCGCAGCACCAATGCCTATGGCATACCGGACGATCAGTTGACGCTCAATAAGCACCGGCCAGGAACGATGCTGGAAACGCCTGACACCGTGCGCTCCAGCGGCGCGGTGATCAGCCGCGATCAGATCTCATCGTTCCTCAGCAAGCTCAATGCTGACACCGTTGCGCAGACAGAGGCCAGCATTAAGCGTGCGATCAGCACCAGCACCGGCTTTACGCCCTACGTGCTGGAAACACCGTCTATCCGCATCTTCCCCACGGAATGCGCCTTCTCACAAATGATTGCGCGTGTCGTGGGCAAGGGAACCGACATCGAACACTGGAAGAGCGTGCTGAGCCTGTTCTACTATGGCGGCGTAAATGCCGGCCCGTTCGGTCAGAGCGGCCTCGGCGGTTCTACTGATGGGCAGACCTCGATGGTCACACCGGCCTACGACATCCAATCGTATCAGAGTAGCTATCAGACGATCTGGCAGCCTCAGACACAAACCTTTCAATCGCAGTGGCGTTCACGCGCATTGGAAGGCGACCTCATGGCGCGTGCCAAACTGGATACGCTCTATGCGCTCAAATTGCAGGAAGAGAACTGGCTGATCAACGGCGCAAGTTCGCTGCATGTACCGCCCGCAGTGCTGGCAACGGCCAGCGCATCAGGCGGCTCGCTTGCGACGGCCACCTATTGGATACAGGTCGCAGCCGTTAGCAGCAATGGCGAAACGACACCATCGGCCATCATATCCGTGGCTGTCACCGGCGCAACCGGATCGATTGCCCTCACCTTCCAGGGCCAGCCATTCGCCACCAGCTACAACGTCTACATTGGTACAGGTGGCACGCAACCGACCAATGCCAACATGTTCATCTGTGTGGCCGCCGACTTTGTATCCGGCGCGACGCCGACACAACCTACCGATTATGTCGGCAACATGAGCATCACCACGACGCTCAAGGTTGCGCCAACGACTGGCGCGAATCCGCCTTCCACAAACGGCGCGGTGGTTTCAACAAACCTGTTCAACGGCGCGATCGCGCTGTGCTATGCCAACCCGAACGCGCTGTCAGCCCCGTCCGTTGGTGAGCAGGGTATGTCCAGCGTGATCATCCAACCCGCCGCGAGTACCGGCCTGCTAGCCTTGACCGACCTGTTTAAGCTCTTCCGCTTGATGTACGGCCAGGCGCGCGCGAATCCAACGCAC